GGCGGGCTGATGTCCTTTGCGATGCAGGGCAGTGTCCTGCACGCGTGAGCGACAGGTGCAACAGGTTTACGGGCGGTTTCAGTCAGGAAACTGCGCCTTTGAAGGAGCATGGAAATGACAATTGAAAGTGCATTGGAGCACAAGTTTGCCCGGTTCGACACCGATCTGACGGTAAAGGACGGGACCGTGATCGAAGGCTATGCCAGCTATTTCGGTGACACCGATCAGGGCGGCGATGTGGTGGTGGCCGGGGCCTATGCCACATCGCTGGCGCGGATCAAGGCCGACAATCGGCAGGTCAAGATGCTGTGGCAGCATGACCCTGCGCAACCCATCGGCGTCTGGGACGAGGTGCGCGAGGACGCGCGCGGGCTTTACGTCAAGGGCCGTCTGCTGGAGGCCGTCGGCAAGGGCCGCGAGGCCGCCGCGCTGATCGGGGCGGGCGCGATTGACGGGCTGAGCATCGGTTATCGCACGGTACGGGCCGTGAAGAATGACAAGGGCCGCAGGCTCTTGCAGGAACTGGAGCTGTGGGAGGTGTCGCTGGTGACCTTCCCCATGCTTCCCAGTGCGCGGATCGGGGCCAAGGGCGAAAGCCTGGACAGCGCCGATTTGCGGGAAATGGCGGCGGCCTTCAGGCATGCCCGCCGCGAGATGGCGCGCCTGTAGCGTCTGATTCACCTTTAACCGAACAGGACCAAGAGATGAGCAAAACCGAGGGACACTCTCGGGCCGGGGAAGATCTGTGCGCAGATATGTCCCCTGTGGCCGAGGTGAAGTCTGCCGTGGCGGGTTTCATGCGCGATTTGAAGGGCTTTCAGTCCGACATCCAAGACCGACTGCAACAACAAGAAGAGAAACTGACCATGTTTGAACGCAAATCTTTCGTGCCGGCCCGTCCGGCGTTGGCCACCAGCGCAAGCGTTGAGGCCCCCCACCAGAAGGCGTTCAACGCCTATCTGCGCAGCGGCGACGACGATGGCCTGCGCAGCCTGGAGTTGGAAGGCAAGGCGATGGGCACATCCGTGGCAGGCGATGGCGGATACCTGGTGGATCCGCAGACATCCGCCACGATCAAATCGACGCTGAGCGCGACCGCGTCAGTCCGGGCGATTGCCAATGTCGTGGGCGTCGAGGCGACCAGTTTCGATGTGCTGGTGGATCACAGCGACGTGGGCCATGGCTGGGCAACCGAGTCGAGCTCGGTCACCGAGACAGGCACGCCGACGATCGACCGCATCACCATCCCGCTGCACGAGCTGAGCGCGCTGCCCAAGGCATCGCAGCGCCTGCTGGACGACAGCGCGTTTGATATCGAGGGCTGGCTGGCGGGGCGCATCGCCGACAAGTTTGCCCGCGCCGAGGCGGCTGCGTTCGTCAACGGCGATGGCGTGGACAAGCCGACGGGTTTCCTGACCAAGACCAAGGTGGACAACGATGTCTGGACCTGGGGCAACCTGGGCTATGTGCCGACAGGTGTGGACGGCGATTTCGACAGTGCGGATGAGATCATCGACCTGGTTTATGCGCTGGGGGCGGAATATCGCGCCAATGCGACCTTCGTGATGAACTCGAAAACCGCTGGGGCCGTGCGCAAGATGAAGGACGCCGATGGCCGTTTCCTGTGGTCCGACGGTCTGGCGGCGGGCGAGCCTGCACGCCTGCTGGGCTATGCCGTGCTGATTGCCGAGGACATGCCGGATATTGCGACCGGTGCGACGGCCATTGCCTTTGGCGATTTCAACGCGGGTTATACCGTGGCCGAACGCCCGGATCTGCGCGTGCTGCGTGACCCGTTCAGCGCCAAGCCCCACGTTCTGTTCTACGCCACCAAGCGCGTGGGCGGCGACGTGAGCGATTTTGCCGCGATCAAGCTGCTGAAATTCGCCGTCTCGTAAGGGATGCGTGATGCGGGCGGGGGTGGATTGCCCCCGTCCGGGGCGCGTGTCGCCGTTTACCCAAGGCGTTGTCCAGCTGCTCCCCTCCGTCCGAGCAACGCTGGCGACGCGCGCCACAACCACCGGAGGGGTCCGGGGACTTTCGGAGATATTCCATGATGTTGATTGAAGAAACCGCCGTTCCGCTGGCCGCCTTGCCGGTCACCGAATTCAAGGCGCATCTGCGGCTGGGAACCGGGTTTTCGGACGATGACGTACAAGACCCGGTGTTGGAAAGCTTTCTGCGCGCGGCCATCGCCTCGATCGAGGCGCGCACGGGCAAGATATTGGTCGAGCGGGTGTTTTCCTGGGAGATTGCGGCCTGGCGGACCGCCCATGCGCAGGCCCTGCCGGTCGCGCCGATCAGTTCCATTGTCAACATCGTGCTGCGCGATATGGCCGGAGCCGAGGTGACTGTCGATCCGGGGCTGTACCGCCTGGAGCCGGACATGCACCGCCCACATCTGAAACCGATGGGCACGCTGTTGCCCAGCATCCCGACCGCTGGCACGGCAACCATACGGTTCGAGGCCGGGTTTGGCAGCGCCTGGGGTGATCTGCCTGCTGATCTGGGCCAGGCGGTTCTGCTGCTGGCGGCGCATTTCTATGAGTTTCGCAGCGACACGGCGCAGGGCCTGGGATGCATGCCCTTTGGTGTCACCAGCCTGATCGAGCGCTACCGCACGATCCGCCTGCTGGGCGGGGGAGTGATCTAATGGCGACCATCAAATTGAACCGACAACTGGTGCTGGAAGCGCCGACGCGGGTGGCGGATGGCGCGGGCGGGTTTGATCAGGGCTGGACCGTTCTGGGGACTTTGTGGGCCGATATTTCCGCGCGGACAGGGCGCGAGGTGACGGAAGGTTCGGTGCAGATGTCCAGCACCGCCTATCGGATCATGGTGCGCGCTGCACCTTACGGTGCGCCGTCACGTCCCAAGCCCGAACAGCGGTTTCGCGATGGGGCGCGGGTGTTTCGGATCGAGGCGGTCGCGGATCGTGACCCGACCGGGCGCTACCTGACCTGCTATGCGACCGAGGAGGTGGCGGTATGAGCTATGCTGCATCCGAGGCGCTACAAGCCGCCGTTTACCAACAATTGAGCGCCGACGCGGGGCTGACCGCCCTTGTGGGCGCGGCGATTTACGATGCGATGCCATCGGGCACGGTGCCGCCGCTGTATGTCACGTTGGGCCCCGAGGATGTGCGTGACCGCTCAGACAGCACAGCAGGCGGGGCGTGGCACAGATTTACCGTGTCGGTGATCAGCGAGGCGGCCGGATTTGCCAGCGCCAAACTGGCGGCGGCGGCGGTAAGCGGGGCGCTGGTGGGCGCGGACCTGACCCTGAGTGCGGGGCACCTGGTGGCGCTGAATTTCGACAGGGCGCGGGCGCGGCGCGAAAGCGGCGGGCAGTTGCGCCGGATCGATCTGACCTTTCGCGCGCGTATCGACGACGCGGCTTAACCTTTCAAACTTGGAGACACGACAATGGCAGTTCAAAACGGCAAGGACCTTCTGATCAAGGTCGATCTGACGGGTGACGGCAACTTTCAGTCGGTGGCGGGCCTGCGCGCAACGCGGATCAGTTTCAACGCGGAAAGCGTGGATGTGACCAGCCTGGAAAGTGCGGGTGGATGGCGCGAGTTGCTGGCCGGGGCCGGTGTGAAATCGGCGGCAATCAGCGGGTCGGGGATTTTCCGCGATGAAGAATCGGACGAGCGGACGCGGCAGATCTTCTTTGATGGAGAAACGCCGGATTTTCAGGTGATCATCCCCGATTTCGGCACGGTGCAGGGCGCGTTTCAGGTGACCTCGATCGACTATGCCGGGACGCATGATGGCGAGGCGACCTATGAGCTGTCACTGGCCAGCGCCGGGCAACTGATTTTCACGGCGGTCTAAGGCCATGGCGAACCCCTGGGCAGGTGAAGTGGCCGTCGTGATCGACGGCGAGCGGCGGGTGCTGAAGCTGACGCTGGGCGCCTTGGCCGAGCTGGAGGCGGGGCTGCAAACCGGATCGCTGGTAGATCTGGTCGAGCGGTTCGAGGCGGGTGGGTTTTCCACGCGCGACGTTCTGGCCCTGATCGTCGCGGGCCTGCGCGGGGGGGGCTGGAGCGGGTCGGCGGCGGATTTGATTGCCGCCGATATCGCCGGTGGGCCGCTGGCAGCGGCACGCGCCGCGGCGGAACTGCTGGCGCGGGCCTTCATGCTGCCCGAGGGCGCATGAGCGGGTTTGACTGGCCCGCTCTGATGCAGGCCGGGCTGAAGGGGCTGGGCCTGCGCCCGGTGGAATTCTGGGCGCTGACCCCTGCCGAGCTGCGGCTGATGCTGGGCGAGGCGAAAGGTGCCGCGCCGCTGGCCCGCGACGGGCTGGAGGCATTGATGGCGGCCTATCCCGACAAGCGAGGAGAGAGTGATGG